ACCAAAAGTAGTTGACCCTCCGGTAAATGTACAGTTTGTGACAACTCCACCAGTTGGAAAGGTTGTGCCCGCACCGGGGAACGTGTATATGGCCGCTGGATATACAATGTTATTAGGCACATTGAAAAAACAATCAGTCCACGTCATACCTGAATCATAAGTCGCGGTGTGTTTTGGAATAGTCAGAAAAAAACAAAATGCAGAATCAAAAATACATTTTGTACAACTTAGACCCAATGCTGTACCTGCCGCAGTTGTCATAGAGATTGTAGAACCAGAGGCTAATGTTGCTCCGGTCGCTCTAATGGATTGCATGTAACATTTTTCAAATGTCCAGTTATTACATGTCGTTGCGTCCACAACACGAACTTGATTTTGAAAAAATATACTAGACCAGTACAGGTTATTTTTACTGGTTGCAGTTATAGTCGTACCTACAGACGTGCTTGATGTGTCACTACTAAAACCAGTTATGCGGACTTCACCAGCTGCTATACCAGAGAACTGAGAAGCAGTCGGATCACCAGTAACGTATGTTGTTGTTGAGTAAGTGCCACCGATGGTGACGGCTTCACGATAAACACCGGGAGCGATGTAGAGCGTATCACCAGAACCTATACCAGTGGCTCCAAGAGCCTTCTGTATAGTCTTCCACGCTTGACCAGATGTTGAACCAGTACCAATGTTGCCATCATTGCCGTCTGTTCTGACGTAGTAAGTTGCCATCAGTTACCCCCAACAATATCCTGTGCAATGAGGTACGACATCTGAAGGACGAACCCACGCTGTACTTCTTCCGACTGCTGAAGCCACCAACTAAACAAAGACGTGCCATCAACACCGTATGTGCCGATTACGTTATTGTCACTGTCGGTTATGTCACCAAAGATGAGCCAATCAGTAGATGGTGCAGGCTCCTTCACGACAGAGAAGTTTATAAAGTTCATTTGCCCACCTTCAAACTGTTCGGCTGCACACCCTTGAACGGCATCGTCAAGAAAGCCAGCACACTAGACACCGCAGCGGAGACACCCGCCGCTACCGCCTTGCTCCCGTAGAGTGCCATCACTGCGCCCAGCTCGGCGATGTCGTGTGCTTCGCTTGTCCGGATGCCATCGCCGAATACACTGGTAAAGGCAGCCACGAAAGCCACGATCACAACGACCACTAAACGTTTGATTGAAATGCTGTTCATCTTTGTATGATCGCCTCCAAAGCGGAAACCTTGTTTTCGAGTTTACCGAGTCGCTGTTCGATGCGGCGCACTTCCTGCTGTTGTCCATCAAGTGTCGAGATGATGTGTGCCACCTGAGTCTCCAGACGCGTCAACCTGACCTGCAATGCCACCCAAGCGGCACCGATTGACATCGTCGTGATAAAAGCTTGGATACCGATCTGCACCCACATTTCGGGACTCATGCGAAATGCTCCTTGAGAGATACGTGCTGAATCAGCAAGTTTGTCTGTCCGGCATCTGTACCGATTACATCAAAATAATGGTTTGGCTCATCGTGCAGTCTGATGCGATCATTGGCTTGAATCTGTCTGTCGGCTGGAGCAACCAAGTACCAATCGCAAACAACCTTGATGCCAGCATCCAGCAACATCTCGTTGTTACCCTGATTGACCATGCGCCCCAAGAACTCATCGACCTGCCGCCAGTCTTGTGTCTGACCACCTCTACCGTCCTCTGTAAGTGTCATACGGAGGACAATAACCCTGTCCTGTACAAGGTTACGGACTAACGCACGGCTTAGGATGCCACGGAGTATAGGAGACATCAAAAGATACTCACCGGGCGGAAACGCTCGGCCATCATTAGAAACTGCGCTTGGAGTTGGCTCAGCTTGACATCGCTCGGCCCTTCCTTGGCATCAATCTCCGTGGCAACCAGACCAGCCTTGAGGAGCCACACAGCACGGGTGGCAGTGCGGACATCGTAACGCTCGACGTTGGCTGGCCCCATGTCAACCCAAGCAAGTTGCGGGTTAGAGGTACCTTCGGTAAGCAGGAAGCCTTCCCAAGTCCAGCCATACGTCATTGGCCATTCTGGCTCGGTTGTGCCTGACGTTCCAGCCTGTCGGCATTCGTAGACACGGCCATTGGGAGTTGTACCGACTACACGATCACCGACGGCATAGGTGGTGCTTGCAGTCCAAGTGTCAAAGCGCAAATGCTCATCTAGGATAGTACCTATGTCGGTAGTAGAAACGGCAGGATATTGCGCCGCTTGACTGTATAGGGCTACTCTTCCAATGGCATCGGCACGGCTCAGGCTCATGTTGTCACTATCCCACACAGGACAGCGCAACGAATACACGCAGATGGTAAAGAAAAACCCCCGGCACGTCTGCCGAGGGTCTTTGGGTCGTTTGCGGTATCACTCCGCACTGGCTTACGTGTGAGCTGCGATGAGTCCGATGAACGAACCAGGCACACGAGCAGATGCCGTTGCCGAGTAGTTACCAGCATCAAAGCAGTTGACGCTGAACCGCTCGGTAGCCTTGAATGCCCAGCTGTCCTCAACGAAATACCGTTGATCGGACATCTCGATTGTGATACCTCGGCGATCACCGAAAGCAACACCCTTGCTAAGGTCAGCCAAGAATGCAACCGGAGTATCAATCGCTGGAACCGATGGCATGTTCTGAACAAAGACAACAGGGATGCCATACAAAAGTGGATTGACTCCGTATGCGTTCTGGATTGCGTCGATGTTGTTTCCACCGAGTGCAGCCAACTTGTCGGCAATACCCGTGTAGAAGAAGTTCTTGTGCATGAACCACTTCGGTTGATCGGCATATGTTGGAAGCTTGCCAATCATCGACTGAAGGTTTGCGAGCGTGAAGTTGCTCCAAGCAGATCCAGAACTTGCTGGGCCGACGACTGCACTTGCAATGTTGCCATAGTTACCATAAGTACCAGATGCAAGGTCGGTAAGAGTACGTCCCATACCAACCAAGCCGGAAGCATCCGAGCCAGTCAAAGCCGAGTTGAAAACAACGCGGTCTTCTTCCTTCGCAAGGTTATATGCAAAGTCACGAGCCAGAGCGTTTCCAACGTCAACAACCGAGTCTTCGTTAAGTTCCTTCGACACGATGGTCAAGATTGCCATCTTCTTAGCGGTCAAGCTAATCTGTGCAAAGGTCATCGAGGAATCGGTAATAGCCGTATTTTCACCCGGATAGTAGACAGTTGTAGATGCAGTTGCGTTCGGTACAAGCTGAACGTCCGAGGTCATTGGAACGATGCGGCAGTTCTGGCGAGCTGCACCGTATTGCTCACGGAGGTATACGAGGTCAGCGGAAAGCAGATCCGGTGTAAGGTATCCACCAGCGGTTGTCGTACCTTCGACCTGTGCCTTGAAGTGTCCGTTAGCCTTGAGCCATTCGGCAGACTTCTTGTTTCCAGCGACAGCCATTGCGAACTGCCCCATGACGTAGCCCTTGTAGGACTGCTCATCGCGAGTACCGCTAAACACAGACTTTGTAACGCCACCGTTAGCCCATGGCTGAACAGCAGGAGCGGCTACAGGTGCAGTCTCACCGAGCGACTTGATCATCTCGATGCGAGCTTCAATGTCCTTGACTTCGGACATCAGGCTCTTAGCCTGTGCGAGGTCTCCACCGGAAGCGGCAAGTTCCTTAGCCGTTGCGATATTTCCGAGTTTCTTCGACTCGAGTTGTTCAATCGTCATAGTGACATAATCTCCAAGCGGGCAAGAAAGTCTGCTCGCTCAGCGTCAGTGGAGGCTTTCACCTCCGGAGCAACGATGTCCGGTTGCGTCTCTGGCTGGTCTGCATCCCGCAGAGATTCCCAGCATTCAGGCGCCAGCCGCTTAGCGGCAGACCGGGAGAGTCCGACTGCATCCCGCAGCCGACGTTCTACACCCCGGAGTGAATCCGGAGCGGACTTCACCAGCATAGGATCTGCTCCGATTGCTGATGCGAGTTTCTTGGCACGGTCGGCAAAGCCATCGACCAGTGCAACAATGTAGGGTGTCTTATCCCCTTGGACTTCATAAAGGCCCATGATGCCAGCACAGAGGCTCTCGTAAAGCCCCTCGAACCCTTCATGGATGATATGAGCGCCGGTTCCCGTGTAGACCTTTTCAATGTAGGCTCTTGGGTCTTCGCCAATCTGTGGCTCTGCTTGCTCGGGAGTGATGATGAACTCCTCCCCGCCTTCTTCCTCTTCCATGTCCATATCCATCATAGGTTCCATGCCATACATATCCTTTAGGGTCTTTACGGTGTTTCGATACTCCGCTGGTGTAGGTGTGATTGATGCTTCAGCGATAGGCCAGGAAACAATCTGATTGACCGTGCCATTGCTCTTGCGCTGTACCAGATGCCCAGCTGCGCCAGACGAATAACCCATCTTGCCTTGCTTGCAGAGCTTCGCGATCATCTGGCCGTATTCATCAGCCATGTCTACTTGAGCCTCGTACC